CACACGACTAGGCTACCGGCGTTCTGTACTCAGCCAGGACTTCAAAAGGCGTGGAGCTGCACGATAATTTTTTGTAAAAGGAAGCTATGAATTTTATTCGTAAATTTGTGAAGCAAGTTCAGAAAGAAGCAGACAAGCAACTAAAAGGCTTTGAAGGTTCTGTTAAAACAGAGTTGAAAGGCGCGAAGGACACGATCTTGACGGAAATACGGGGTGCTGGCAATACGCTGGGCTTGAACTTAGATCAAGACTTTATGCCAAAGATTGACATCAACATGCCGTCTTTGAGCAACCAGAAGCTGAATCTAGACCAAGACTTCACCCGCATCAACCTGCCAGGTATGGCAAAGGAGTTGACCAATATTGGCAGCACGTTACAGCAAGGCGCTGTAGATATAGGTTCTGCGGTACAAGCGCAGGCAGTGCGTGCAGGTTCAGCGCTACAGCAAAATCTGGTAGACGCAGGGCGCATGACGCAAGAGAACGTTGTACAACTGGGCACGCTGTTGTCAGAAGGTCAAAGCAATCCAACTTTGGAAGGAGTGGCTAGCAGTGCGACAAAGGCAACGGAAGCCAACATTGCAACCTTAGCAGACCTGACGAAAACAAATGAGCAAGGGTTGACCAAGAGTGTAGAAAACAATCTGGAAGGCATCACCAAAAGTTTAGAAACAAATTTTGAAGGTGTAACCAAAACTGTAGAAAAACTTGGGACCGACTTTTCTAATATCTTCAGCCCAGGTGAAACGCCAGACACACAAGCGGTAGGTGGCGACAACTTAGCATCTGCACCGACTATGGGCGAACCTGACGAATTACCGCTGGAGCAGGCCACCACAAAGGCCGATCAAATGACAGAAGAAGAGCGCTTACGCCGCATCCGCCGCTTGATGTTGGCACGCTATGGTCGTGAAGACACAATTCTTTCTGGCGCTGGTGACACGCGCAGCCGTCGCAGGTATGCGTTATGAGTGATGCTGCAACGCTGGTTCAGGAATACGAAGCGCTCAAAAGCGAGCGGGGCAACTGGGAAAATATGTGGCAAGATATTGCCGAGTTGATGATACCGCGCAGAGCAGACTTTACGAACCGCTACCGCGCACCTGGGGAGCAACGGCGGGACCGGATCTACGAAAGCACAGCCGTGCGTGCCTTGGTACGTGGCGCTAGTGGTCTACACAACACGCTGACCAGTTCGACGGTGCCTTGGTTTGCTTTGGAGACCGAAGACCGCGAACTGATGAAGAACCGGCAGGTGCAGCTCTGGTTAGAAGATGCGACCAGGCGCTGTAACAGCGTATTTAATGCGCCACGCAGCATGTTTCACCAGTCGGCACACGAATACTACCTGGATCTGCTAGCTTTCGGCACAGGCTGCATGTACGTCACCCAGGAGCCTGGCATGGGTCCAGTGTTTAAATCGTACTTCTTAGGCCACACGTACATCGCTGAAGGCAAAACGGGCATGATTGACAGTGTGTATCGGCGCTTCGATGATACCGCCCGCTCTTTATACAGGACGTTTGGCAACAAGCTCCCTGACGAAATTGTGAAGGCAGCCGACAAGGAACCGTTTCGACGTTTTGAGCTATTGCACATCGTCAGACCACGCACCAACGCACCTGGAAAGACGGCGAAGCAGAAGCCTTTCTTGAGCGTCTATGTCCATGCAGAAAGCCGTAAGACCGTGCAGGAAGGTGGCTTTGACGAAATGCCCTACATCGTGTCCAGATGGCAGAAAAACAGTATGGAAGTCTACGGGCGTGGTCCTGGGATTGAAGCCCTGCCCGATGTCCGGATGGTCAATGAAATGGAGCGTGTTGGCTTGATCGCGCTGCAGAAAGTAGTCGATCCACCGCTCTTAGTGCCGGACGACGGGTTCCTGTCGCCAATCC